ATGATCCTGTTTCGCGCGCATTGTGGCAAGATATTGTAACGTCACGTCAGGTTTTTGGAAATGTTATCGTACAAATTGCAAGAGGACAACCTTCGGGAAATCCTGGTACCGCTATAATCAATACTATGTATAATTATGGCATTACTTACTTGTGCTTGTATGATATGTTGAATGAGATCAAATCACCTGAGGCAAAGGCATGTATTGAGGATCTTCACACACGATTTTATGTCGCAATTTATGGTGATGACAGTATTATAGCATTTGATGAACGTTTGGTAAATATTTTAGATATTACAAAATGGTCTCAACATATGCTGAACTACGGTCATTACTGTACACCAGAGACAAAAGATGGTGGAGAAATTGAATTTAGAACACTAGATGAAATTTCTATCATCAAACGAAAATTCGTGCTTGATAAAGAACTCAAAATGTGGTTAGCTCCACTTGATCTGTGTTCAGTGTTGGAACCATTGAATTGGGACCGATGTGAACAAGAATACGGAACAAAATCTACACAAATGCAAATGAATTCAAGGCTCGCAATTCGCGAATTGTGTATGCATGAACCTCATATTTTTGAGGAGTATCGGGCAAAGATAATTGATCAGTGTCAAGAGCATCAAATAGTTCTTACGCCTGATTGTTTTTACAGTCAGACAGTATTACGAAAGATGGTCCGTGACGGTGATAATGTATCTTTGTTTGCTGATACTTATGCTGATATCCTTGGCGTTCCTATCCACCCTTCTATATTAGGAGGCATCGATATGAATGTAAACAGTGACGTGGACAGTGATGGAACATCACCCGAACATGTCGCAACAAAACATTGTGGTAAGTGTATTTACACTGGTGATCGCCACGCAAGCAGCCCTTGCGAAGAATCACAACCCACAGTATCACAACAGTATTACTCGACTTTGTGACTAAAATCAAGAGTAGCTCAAAATACAGATAATGTACAATCATTAACCAATGAAGACACACGCAACTCCATTCTTCCATTTCACGATGAGAGGAATGAAGTCGAAACTGGACAACAAATTGTGACTTTCGCTACTAGCTTAGTTCCCATTGTAGAAACTCTACCAATGGAGCAGGACTTAGGTAGTAGAGAAACTCAGAATTTTCAAGAAGGTAGAGATCATAGTATTTTAGATATTCTCTCTCGAGAATATCTTGTAATGTCTACTGTGATCCCTATTGGAGGAGAACCCGGAGAACAATTGTATTTGATTGATCCAATCGAAATGTTTCTTGCACAATTAAATGTTCATGACAAAATAAAGGGCTTTGCATTCTTACGTACACATTTAAAAGTACGTTTTGAATTTACGGTGGCTCCTAAAACATCAGGAGGTATCATTATTGCTCTTTATGCTGACATGACTGCAGAGGCTATTGCAGCTCGTACAAAAAGACTCGTTCAAATTTCACAAACACCTCATATGAAAGTATCACTAACAACTTCACAAACTGTGAGCACTAATGTGCCATGGGTTTCTGCATTTTTGTCTCGGAATTTACAATCCGGAACAGGAAGACCAGGAAAATTGTACATCGGGCGGTTAACACCACTCGATATTGGTACAGTGAAAATGAACGTGTATATTCAAGCCGATGCTGAAACATTGAAATTGGAATATCCAACTATATTGCCTCCACTCTCGAGTGAAGCATTTCTTCGGAAACGGGTTGATGATGCTACTCGTGAATTACGTGCTATGGTTGCACGGAATCGCAAGTTACATCCGCCTGTTCAAGGATCGCCACCATCTGCCCCTGTGCAGCGATCTCGACCAATTCCTCAAAAACACGTAGCAGAAGCTGCCAATATGCGGAAAGATGGTATTGTTTCTGCAGTGCTACGTGAAGGGGCTCAAGTTGCAACAGCAGCTGCTGGGTTACCTATGGTTGGTAATTTGGCATCTACTGTTGCGCCACTCTTAAAAGCTGGCGCTAATACCGCTAGTGCGTTGGGATACAGCAAGCCTACGTTAGATGCACCTGTTGTAGCTGTAAAGTGGAAGCCCGGTGATGGGCAACTATCTGCACAAACTGCAATAAATGATCATGTGTATTCACTCGATCAGGAAAACGTTATCGCAACAGATTATTCTTTATTTGGCACTCAATTGGATGAAATGTCTGTAGATTATATCATGAGAACACCAAATGTTCTTGATGATCATATTTTCAAAATTTCTGACGATCAAGTACCAAATCAAGTTCTTGCAGTTTTCCCTTTAACCATTAATCCTATTATTCAAGGAGAAGATGGTTTGTATCTAACGCATCAAGCTTGGGTAGCTTCAACGTGTCAAAACTGGAATGCTCAATTACATTTCGATTTTGACGTGTTTTTAACTATGTTTCACAATGTAAAGTTGCGAGCCATAGTTGCACCTAATGACCATGGAACTTATGCAGTAGGTGACATTATGGATAAAGATGTTGTGAATTTAGCAATGTCAACTGTAGTTCAATTTACAGGTGACAAGGCTAATCAGCAAGTGACTGCAAATCTTATGTCGAATACAGCTATGAAATACGTAGCATCACCATTTATTGCTGATGGAACAGGATCGGGTTATGAGTATCTTGTAGCAAAACAGAAAACTGAATTTTGCTCCTATGGTACATTATATATACTCGTGGAAGTTCCATTAGAAGTAACTGCTGATGTTGCACACACAATTTATTGTGTTCCTAGCTTTCATGCGACACAAGTTGAGCTTTCTAGTCCATCAACACTTATCAATTATTTGCCTACTAAACATAGTTCTTCTGGTCCCTTAACTACGGGTTTCGATAATAGTTCTCGTAGTGCCACTCAAACTAGGAGCTCTCCTATAGCTTCTGGTCCTTCAGTTCCCATTGATAAAACGCGAAATTTAGAAATTTCAATGGGAGATCAATTTACTCATCTTAATAAACTTCTTATGTCTTATTTGCCTTTTAGTCCTACTAAAACATTTTCAGATACTGAAGCCATTGTAGTGAATCCATATCAATTCCGTGCAACCGTTGATTCAGAATATATAGATCTGGTCGACTATTTTGCGGCAGGGTATGGTTTCTATACAGGGCAGATGGCTCTGCGAATGATTACACATGA